CTGTTGCCATGTTAGTTGCCGTGACTGTCACGCTTGGCACGCTGTAGAACGCAGACGGGAATGTAATCACCTTGGCACTCGTTGTAGTGCTGATGTTGCGTTGCTGTTCAGTCCGGCGTTGCAAGCTCACAGTTACGCCAAGGCTTTCAACAATTGGATCCTGTGAATCGTTTTCAGTCTCCATTTCAACCTTGAACTGAAAGCCGCGACCACGCTTGGTTGAGTTAGCAAAGGGCTCCCACGTTCCAAACGTCGGTGATGCGCTTGGGTCGTCCCCTGTAGAACGCACATAGAGTTCAGCGTTTGTACCTGACAGGTCATCAGCGTCAATGTCATCCCAGGTGTCAATATTGTCGTTCCTTGAATCCCAGAAATCATCAGGGTTAATCGTCCGAACCTGCAGATTTGATAGAAGCTCAACGTCGTACTTGGCCCCTAAATCAAGAGTATTGGCAAAGATGTAACTGCCAACCGAAACGACATTCCCAAAGAAATCGATGTTGGTGACGCTGTCAAAATCAACGATGTCATCAATTAAGCCATCAGCCTGGAGCGTGATGCCGCCTTCTGAAACGCTGTTAAATGCCTGCGAGAACGTGCCAGGGAAACTTGGGCTCTCGGTATAGGTCTGCACCACCTCAAGGTCTTGCGGCTCAGGTAGCTCAACCAGCACGCTTGGAATGCCTGCAAGTGGTGCATAATTACCAGCCGAATCCTTAGCGCGAACTAAATAATGCCCATCTTTTAATGGCACAATTTTTCGTGTCGTGCTGCCGTTTACAGCAGGGACAATCCTTTCACTTTCAGCCCACTTAATGTCGCCTGTGGTTCGAGGGTTATGGCGAATCTCAATAGTGCCGCCAATCTTGACATCTAGGCTGGTTGCCACAGGCCAATGCAACTCTGCAGTGTGCTGATCAATTGGTGTGATGTTTAGGCTTGCAATATTTTCTGGTGGGGTGCTCTTGCCAACAGTCGTAATCGTTCCAGTAGTTGGAGAAGAACGACGCTTTCCTGTTTGCGCTACATCAAGCCCGTAGCCGATTGCAGTGACTGAGACGGTGTACGTTCCAACCTGGCTGTCTAAGATTTGATGCCCAGTATTAGTAACAATATGGCGTTCTGCGTTGTCGCTATCCAGAAAATATGTGACTTCATATTCATTGGCTCGTGTTGACTGTTGCCAATTAACATTTACACGTTGCAGAACTTTGTCACCCTCTTCGTATAAAACTTCGCCAAGAGTTAGGTTGGTAACTGCATCTGGTTTTTCAGCAATTTGAGTTATATCGCGTGGCGCAAACGTATAGCCTTCTTCAATTACTGAATATTTGTCGCGTTCATGCGCTAACGCTGTGATCGCATACGTTGACTCATTCTCCTCGACAGTCACCACACGCCAAAGACTTAACCCCAGGCCGGTGTAGCCAATAGCAAAAACAGAACCGGTAATAGGTGCGCTATTAAGCGTTGCCCCAGGAGTAACGGTATTTCCTGAAATAGTTGAGTTAGCAACCACTTGAACCTCGTAAATTAAAGCGCCTGTTCTGGTGTCAATCTTGGCGTTTCCGTTTTCGTCTCGGCCCTGAGTAATTACATTGAGCGTAAATGTGCTTGGTGTTTGTTGACCAAACATGTCAACATCACTTCGATCAATCTTGACTGAAGTGGTCGTAGATCCATCAATAACTCGACCGCCGACAGTCTTACCAGCGCGGACAGGGTCAGCAACTTTAATAAAGTCACCAGGGCGAACAATAATGCCCGCAGCCATGTCAGTTTCAAACGAGCAAACCTCGCTTTCATTGTGTGTTGTGTAAAGCAACCACAACCCAAGGCGACGAGCTTGACCTCTGCTTGTGCAAGCAAACGCCGTAATACTGTGCTTGTTATATCCGTATTTTTGCAGTGGTTTAAACGAAGTTGAACTTAGCTCGACAAGTTCTTGGACATAGTCACGCAAATCGTTGTCAAAGTATTTGACAGCGACGCAAGTCGGCCTATTTCTAAGACTTGAGCCTGAATAGCTAAACCCAGCATCTGTAACATTGGTCTGGTTAAATTGATATGCAAAATCTTCAGGGCGATCTTGTGCAAGCGTTAGCCCGCCTGACTCCCAATAAGACATCGCTCTGAATACAGAGCACATTTCTTGAATTAGCTTGTAAGCGTCTTGCTGCGTTTGAAGTAGTACGTTGCAGCTAAATCGTGGCTCTGTGCCGCCTTGGCCGTCCTCAACCAATTCCGCGCAATATGCGCTTGCTTGTTGAAAACTGTAAATATCTAAATTGGTTGCTACATCAAACTCAAGATCAAAATAAACTTTTTCTCCATCGCCTAACGTTACAAAGCTGCCATTTGCGTCTTTTTTGCCTTGTGTTGCTTCTAGCAGCTCGACTGGAGTCAATATTTGAGACCCAAGGCCATATCTTGTATTTGTAAGCAAGTCATACAAAATCCAAGCCGGGTCTGTGGTCCATTTAGGAATCACACGTTTAGTAACGCCATTAACATGCCACGCACCAAGAAACGTTCCGCTATAGCTCAATGAGCCGTCTGCGCGAACAGTAGCGTTGTGTGGAATGCGAACTTTTTTCCCTCTGATCTTGTAGCTACGTTTTGGAATACTTGGGAATTGTTCGGCGTCAAGCTTTAAACCAACAACCGCACTGTTGGGGAAACGCGTTGCTTCTTTAATCTTTTCCGTGTAGTCGTACCAAACTAAATCATCGTTTTGGCTAATTGTGTCGTCTGAATCAAAATATTCCTGACGCGTTCTTATGACACGAATGTCAACCGGAAAAGATCCAGCAGGGTCTAAAATAATTACATGCCTGCGTTGATATAAATCTGGTGTAAATCCTTCTATCGTAACCTGATCTTCAAGAGTTTGGTATCCGCCACCGTTATATTGAATCTGTATCTTGTACCTTATTTTTACGCCTTTCACATCGCCATTCTTTTTGTTGCGTGTTATCGATGGCGAACCAATAGTTAAACGCACCTGATTGACATCAGTGTCAGTGATTTGCCTGGTAACAGGCGCTCCATCAGCAGTGTGAGCCCCTCCGCTGTGGCCGCTTGGCTTTGGTGCTCTAGGCACCTCCACCCCAACAGAAATTGTTCTTTGGTTTAAATCACCAACATTGTCCAAAAATCCTTGGGTCTGCGTGCCTGTACGTGTCTGAATAACTGCGTCACTCATCTCAAAATTAAGCTGCTCAACAATGTTGGCATCAGTAATTTTTGAATTTTGAGATACGCTTGCAGCTGCTCCAAGAACAGGCGTATTATTAAAAAAAGTATCTTTTAACGCGGCAATACTGTAAGCCTCAGAATCAAAAGTAAGACCGGTTGCAGACGGGAAACCTTCAATGGGGCCTTCACTTAAAAGATCGATTATTCGGGCAACCTGTACCGAATCTAAATTGTCTTTTGCCATTTCTAGAGTTCCTCCACGTTAAGGCCAGCAGAAATTACGACACTGCCAACAAGAACTTCACCGTAAGCAACCGGGACCGGAACGCCTTCCCTTGCGACGTTTTGCACGCCAGAAAAACTGAAATTGTTGCGTGGATCGCTGTCCCCATCAGGGCCTGCCGGCACGGGCGTAAGCAGTTGCGCCGTTCCAGCAAGCACCAAAGCAAGACCAATGTTCCCAGCCAATGCAGCAGCAGCGCCTCCAACAATGGCAGTTCCAGAGCTAACTCCAACAACTGCACCTGAAGCGAAACCACTTAAACCAAGCGTTGCTCCACCAGAAGCAATCGCTAGCCCAATCAATGCAGCACCAAGCAATATTGACCCCCCACCTCTTTCAAAAAAACCGCCACCACCACCGCCAGCCCCAGACACAATCGGGATGATGCTGATGTCATCAGTTTGCCCAACCGGGTAACCCAACTGCTCAGGATGGTCCACTAACTGCAAGTCGTTCCGTCCCACTGCAACCTTGTAGTACCCGTCGCGCATCAACCCACGCAGCTCAGGAAAATTACACAGCAAAAAACGCATCGCCTCTGCTGGTGTACGCGCTAATGCTTCAAACGTGCTTTGGCCGAGATGCTCTGCCAAGTGCCCGTAAACCTTGACCTTGCGGAGCATCGCCTCTTAACCGCCGTACCTAACAATTCTACCGGTGACTCCTTGCCAATAACCATCCCAATAATCGCGTGAGGACAGTCTGTTTTGCAATTGATGCAGCATTTTGCCCTCTCCGATGTAGACCGCCACATGATTTAAACCCGGCGAGCCGTCAAGCTTCATGAACAACAAATCACCCTTTTGTGGTTCTTGCGAGGCAGCCTCAACAAAACCTGTCTCAGCAAAGCAATCTTCAAACAACGGTGATTGTCTAAAAGCATCGTGGCTGGTTGGCCGCGACCAATCGCGCAGCTTGATCCCTAGCGTCTGCTTATACCAGTCGCGGACAAGAGTCCAGCAATCAGAAACGCCCCAAACCCACTCACGACCGACTAACGGGGCTTCATAACCAGATGGCTCGATTTGACACCAAGCACCATCAAACAAACTGACAATGTGCCAGGGCAAGCCAAACTGTTCGCACGCCATCTTGTCAGCTTCACTTGCAACCGCAGGCGTACTGGGATGGCTGTGAACAATAGAAAGGATTGTCCCAGCGTCCTCAGCATCGGCATAATCAAGAGGATCAAGAATAAAGAAACTGTTTTCTGTCGAAATGTTTTTGCACGGCCAATAACGCTTACGGCCCTTTGTTACGACAACAAGCCCGCAAGCTTCACGCGGCGCCTCTGCCACTGCATGATCA